ATTTTTAAAGTGTCTGAGCCATTGAAAGGCTGCTCGGGTGCCTTGTATTCCTGCTTAAACTCGCAGCGTAATAATTGCCATACCAAGATAGCCAAAACTATTACTATTATGATATCTTTCATAGCTTAGTAACGAAAGGAAAGTATTGAGAAACTTGTTTTCGGGTTCTGCGACAGATAAACGCATCTTTGTGCGCTCGCTTCCACGTGGTTAACATTATTTCTGCTTCTTCAAATGTATCGTAAATAAACATAATCCTGTAAAGGCTATTTGTTTGTTCGACCATTGCCTGATCAAGTGTACACATTGCAAGATGCTCAGCTCTGATATACTCAGGTGTGCGAGTAGAAAGGATTTGAATGCAGTAAACTGAATCAGTTTGTTGAGCTGCTGCGCTGAATGACAGCATAAGGATAAAAAATAAAGTTCTCATTGTTGGTAGTTTTAAAATTGTTAATTATTTAAGTGATTCGATTTTTCTAATTGCCCAGTTGATACCTTCATCACCGCCCCAGGCATCCCACATCAAGCCTCCGCATCCTTGGTCATAGCTAACATCTTTATTCTCTTGATGTCTTATGAATGCTGCCATACGTTTTACGGTTGTGAGGCTGATAGGTTCTTTCTTGGCTAACTGATTTGCTCTCATCCATCCGACAAGAGTTCCGCAGTCATTTTTGTTGCCGTTCTCTTCCTTCCATTTAAGCGCACGTTTTGCATTCTCGGTGGCTGCCTTAGGATAGTCGGTGAATGTTTCTTCGTTCTTCGGATTGGTTGCCTTGTCTTTGTTGTTAAACTTCATTGAGCAGATGGCATATCGTTGGTCTTGTGGATATTCAGAGATCATATTCTCATCTGACATACAGCGTTCAATGAACTTGTCAAACTGCTCTCCTGGATTAGGATTTGGAATGGGCATAAATTAGTAGATTTGGAACGTATTTGATAATTGATGAACTTATCTCATCATAGGTTACTTGTAATATCTCGTGTCTGCATACAAAATTATAATTCATTCCGATAACACCAAAATAAATATCAAACTTTTCGGGGTTTATTTTGCATCTGTGAACATAAACTTTGTTTGAATCTGCACCTGCTAAGAAGGTATGGCCAATGATTAAAAGGTCATCACTTACTTGTACTGTCTCAACGAAAAAATGTTTTCTGTAAATTGCTGCTAAATCTCTCATTTTTGGTAGTTTTTAATTGTTTAAAAAGTATTTATTAAGCTGGTCTTTTCATATAGTTTTGAATTTCTTTAAGAAGTTCTAATTCTTCTTTTGATAAAACTGTTTTTAATAGTAATGTTTTTTGAATTTTTACTATTTCGCTATCTGTATAAAGTAATTCGATTGGCATAATCTTAATTTTTTGGTAGTTTAAATAATTCCTTTCCGTATTTGTTGTTACAAAGGTAGTAATAATATTTTATTACACAAATATAAAAGACATTTTTTTGCACTAAAATGATATTTTTTTTATGTTATAATTGTGCAAATTCATTTTTTAATATGTATAAGTTTACCGCAGAAGCAGCTGAAATGACGATTAACGGTGAGATTGACGCTTTTTATGGCGAAAATCTCCGTTACATTGATTATGACCTGCAAGATGCAAAAGATGTAAAGATTTTTCTAAACTCAGGTGGCGGTCAAGTTACCGAGGGTTTTGCCATTGCTGACCGTTTGCGTAGGCACGGACAAAACAACAATGTTTCTGTAACCGTTTGTGGCCTTTGTGCATCAATCGCTACAATGATTCACGCATCAGGAACACCAGGACAAAGAAAGATGACAGCCAATTCTTTCTATATGATACACAACACCGCTGTCTTTGCGGAGGGCGGATCTAAGACACTTCGCAGTTTAGCCGATACACTTGATTCTATGACAGAACGTATCGCAGAAAACTATGTTGATGTTATTGAATCCAATAATAAGCTTATCAATGGCTCACGTGAAGAGACCAAAGCACAAGTTTTAACCTGGATGGATAATGAAACTTGGTTTTCAGCACAACAAGCTTTAAATGCTGGACTTGTTGATGCAATTGAAACAGCTCAAACATATATCACACCTGAGTCCGCTCAGGCTATAAAGAATCAAATTCGTAACTGTGTAAATGTTCCAACTGAACTTATGACAGAACTTGACAATAACATCACAGCGGAGGAAAAATCTTTCTTCCAAAAATTCTTGGCGTTCTTAGGTTTTGCGCCAAAAGATGAATACAAAAAAACCGAAGAGGAAAACATTTCAAACATCGAAAAAATCGAAGAAACAATGACTGAAGAACAAATGATCGAAGCTCTAAAGGCTGCTGGATATAAAGTCGAAATCGAAGCACCGGAAGAGGAAGAAGTTGTTACTGAAGAGAAGGTAATGACTGAAGAGGAAATGATGGCAGCACTCGAAGCTAAAGGTATGAAAATTAAAAAACCTGAAGCTGACAATGTAACCAACGAAATCAAAGCACTACGTGAGGAACTTGCTCGCATCAAACAAGGCGAGAAGAAGCCACAGGTAACTGCTCAATCTCAAACAACTGAAACTCTTAGTCGCAGAGATGCAGCTTTAAGAAAATTCACAGACAAAAACGAAGGAATGCTCGTTAATGCTGCGAAATCTATTAAGGCTAAGTTGAACGGAGAGTAATTTTCAAAACAAATCCAAAAAATTTATAAAAATGGAAAAGAATTTCAAAAAAGCGGCCGTAAATCCGTTTGTTAAAGCTAACAGCGGTGGCATTATTCTTAAAGGTATTAATCCAGGTTACTCTACAGAAGCTCCTACCTTCAATGTTGTTATCGCAGCTGGTGGTAACTCTGCAACTTTTACTCTTAACTCTGCTAACCAAGCTCAGTTCGAGTTCATCCGTTACAACATCACAGATTCAGCAGGTAACGGTAACGGTGCTGTTTATTCAACTGGTACTGAAACTTTGAACATCACTAATGTATCTAAGGCTTATAATGGTATTGGCCCGGATGCAAGTATCGAAATCGTTTACAAGTTGGTAACTCAAGAGCAAGTGCTTTCATACAGCATCAATCTTGATTCTGCTTCTTTGGTTGCAGGTATCACAGTTAATACACTTAATGCGCTTGATAGCGACAACAGAGGTGCTTACTTGGAAGTTGCTGCTAACTATGACTCACCTAACACAGAAACAGATGTTATCATAACTGGTGCTATCGGTCTTGTAGGTTACACTATCGAAGCTAAGGTAAATGGTGTAACAAATACTGGTGTAGTTGGTGCTGATGGTGAAGTTACTATCGTAGTAAATGGATCACTTTCTGCTGGTACTTATGTAGTAACTGCAAGAGTAACCAATGCAGGCCCTGAATACGGTAGTTTCCAAACAGTATCATTAACTGTATAATTTTTTAACTCAAAACAAAATTTCAAAAATGGAATCTTTAAATATCAAATTAAACGCACAGGATGCAATCGACATTATGTTCGAACCTGTCTTCGTAGACAAAGATATGATGGCAGATTTTGCTATTGTAAAAAACCTTTTTGCAGGTGAATACAAAATCGGTCTTCTTTCTGCAATTAAAAACGTGACTGGTAAGCTTCAAGCTTGCTCACCAAAGTACAAAGGTACTTCAACTATGAGCGAGCGTTCACTTGTTGCTCAGTACGTTGAGGCTGGTACCAAGATGTGCTATGAGGAGTTCATCAATACTCACTACGATCTACTTGCTCCATTGTACACAACTGCAAAGGGCAATCCTGATTTGACTATCCTTCTTAACTTGCTTACTAAGCAGTTGGGTGAAGGTATCCGCAGAGACGTTAATCGTGTTGCTTGGTTCGGTGATGTTGCTGATGCTGATGATAATCTCAACTGGGCAGATGGTATTTTCAAATATCTTGACCAATTGGTTACAGCAGGCACAATCGGTGCTTACACTAACTCAAACCAAGGTACTGCTCTTACTAATCAGCAAGCATACGAATTGCTTCAAGATGTAGTTAACGCTGCTCCTGCTGCTCTCAAGACTATGCCGGCATCTGAGAAGGTAATCCACATCAGCGGTTTGCTTTGGGATAAGGTAGTAACTTACTTGGAAGACAACGCTGTTACTTCAGGTTTCATCAGAATCTTCGAAGAGCAGATTCAAGGCCTTGTAGGTTCTTACAGAGGTATAAAAGTTAAAGCTCACTACGAGTGGGATGAAATCTCTCAGGAATACTTCGGTTCAGTTGACCAAAACAAGATTGTGTACACACACAAATCAAATATGGTTATCGGTACTGACCTTAGACCTGATGCAACTGGTGGTGCTTCTTTCTTCAAGGTTTACCAAAATCCTGAAACTGACGAAATCACTCTACGTGCAAAGTTTGTATTCAACACTAACTATGTGTGGTCTGAGTTATTCTCAGTAGGTCTCTAAATATAATCGGGAGGTGTAACAGCCTCCCTATTTTCAAAAATATAAATACAAAATAAAATGGCAATTACTACTGGCTTAACTACCAATTGCGCAAAATCTTGTGCAGGTGGTGTAAAAAGACTTTGGATAGCAAATTTCGAAGATATCTCAACTATCACATTTGATGGTACAGAGCAAATCACAGCTATAACTATGGCTGGTGCTGCTGTATTCTACGAAATAGAACTAAAGCGTAACAGCAAATCATTCACGGAGCAGTTTAATGTTTCTGATGATGGTTGTAACAACTCACTTACTCAAACATTTACTGGTAACGGACAATGCCGTGACCAAGATACTCGTAACTTCCTTGTTTCTGCTGCAAAACAATCTTGCTGTGGTATCATCGTTGCTCACGAAGAAAACAATGGACAAGTAGTTGTTTGGGGATTCTTTTCTGACCTTAATGCTCGTCTTGGTGCAGGTACTCAAATCACAACTGGTACTAACCTTACCGATCCATCACAAATTACACTTGAGCTTATCTGCGACACAGTTGTTGATGGTGCTGCTACTGTCTTCACTCCTGGTGTTGCTGGTATCATCGCTCTTACATAGTCTTAGCGTTTTTCATACTGATTTTTGATTAAAAAAGTGGGGTATTATCCATCTAAGGCGGTGTAAAAGCCGCCTTTTTTAAAATATTAAGGCTATGATAAAAGTTAAAGACTATTGCAAAAATTACAATGTACCATACAAGGGAAAAGTTCTCGGAACATTGGAAGGTGATGACCTTAAAAAATACATCAAAGCACACCTGGATAGCAAACATCCTGAGCAGCTTCTTAAATATTTTGACAATACTATGCAGGAATTGAAAGATTTTATCTTAGATTTACCTGCTAAGAAAATTAAAAAGCCAAAAGCAGAAGCTGAAACAGAAAGCGAAGAGCAATGAGTAAGAAAAACAAGCCAAATAATTTATTCAGTATGCAGATAGGTACTACGGCAGATCAGATCGTATTGCCTAAGGACTTATACTACGAAAATTCAGACCCTACACGTGCGCTGTTTGGTTTGTTTGATTATCTTCCATTTGTTCGTGAGGGTGAATTGGAGCAGATTATTGCTCTGATTAACAATTCTCCGACAGCTAAGGCTATCTGTAATAAGGTGGCCTACTATACCGTTGGTGAAGGCTTCTATATCCGAAAGGAAAAATCAGTTCTCGGTGAGAAATCAGCACAGATACTTACTCCTGAACAGAAGAATAAACTTTGGGCCGTATTGTCCAGGCAAAACAGCGATGGAGATACAATCTTGGATATCTGTAAAAAGGCAGCATTTGACTATACTGCAATTGGTAATGCCTTCACGCAGCTCGATGTTGTTCAAGGTTTTGTTTTCGCTTCACATCAGAATATAAACTTTGTTCGACCATTCCGCAGCACAGACCTTAAAACTCGTTTTTTTGGTGTATCTGCCGATTGGGCAATTCTACCTTATACCGGAAGAAGCAGAGGATATGAAAAATATGAATTGAATAGTGTTCCTGCAACGGTAAAAGATATCGCAGCTTATCCAAGATGGACAGATGAACTTGATGAACTTTTAGAGTCAGAATATGGTCAAGGTGCTAACATCGCAGAGTTGTACGGTTATGACAAGTCTTCGATGCTACAATTAAAGCAGTACAGTCCTCTGATGTATCAATGGGGAGTGCCAAACTGGATTGGTGCAAAACATTTTGTTGAACTTGAATACAGAATTGCAAAGTTCAATGTATCAAAGTTCCGCAATGGCTTAACAACATCGGGTTTATTGCAGTTGTTTGGTGACCTTACTCCTGAACAGCAAAGAGATTACCAGGAAGCATTTATGCATAAGATGACTGATACAGGCAATGACTTCAAAGTTATCTTTCAAATCCTTGAAAATCCCGAACTAAAAGCTAACTGGGTGCCGTTCGAGCAGTCATACAATGGCTACTTTATGGAACTTTCCAATATTGCCAAGGATAGGATAGCAACTGGCTTCGAAATACCTTTGAGTTTAGTACAAGCGACACCAGGGCAGCTTGGTAATAATCAGCAAATACGTTCCGAGTTCGAAATATTGTATCGAACAAAGATTTATGATATTCAGCAGTCAATCCTAAGAGGCATTGTAAAGCCTTATCTTGATACGGTTGCAGAAACGGAAGGCATAGAGTTTTTAAAGAACGTAGAACTTGATTTTATAAACATCGTTCCGGTATCTTTCGCAGGCGATCTCGATGTGAATATGCTGCTTACCAAAACTGAAGGCCGTGAAATTCTTGGTTATGGCCCGACACTTATGCCTGCAATCAAAGAAGAGCAGATACAGACAGAAGCACAAGCAGAAGTTCAAGCAGAAGAGGAACTGCCAAAAAATATTTTAGCTAAAATCAAAAACTTACTCGGATGGCGCAATTCATAAAGGCTTTGGAAGTTGTGCGAGGTGGGTACATTCGCATCACTCCGACAGATACTCAGTTCGACCCGAATCTGTTGGCTCCATTCGTTGACAATGCCGAGCGCAGATACGTTCGAAATCTTATCGGTGCTGCTTTCTTCGATGAACTGAAAGCCAATAGGACAGTAAATACTATCAACTACAATCCTGCATTCGGTGCAATAGAACCTGCATTCACAGATACAGACCTTGAAAATCTGTTCCTCGATGGTAAGCTCTTCGACTTGCTTGGTTTTGCAGTCCTGGAAGAATCACTCAGCTTTGCGCATTTCAAAATTACATCGGCAGGTGTACAGGTTACACAAGCAAATTTTGCTACTGCTGCAACAGGTAACGATATGCGTTACTTAAAAGATACGTTAAAAGATAAGATTCAGTTTTTACAACAAGAAGTTATTACGTATCTTTGTGATAACAGTTCGTTGTATGTTCCTTTCGATTTTGAACCTGAAGGAAAATGCCAATGCTGTAAACCTAAAAGTAAAAATATTTCAACATTTCCAATAATATACTAATGATGAATAAGCAATTTGCAGAATTACAAGTTTACCCAATCGGAGGTGGTATCGCCTTTGGATTGCCGGGTACTACAACTCCGTTCCTGGCACTACCAAGCGGACAAGCAACAATCAAACCTTGGGGTACAAGTGGTTTTTTATTTGAGAATATTCTCACAGGCGATGTTATTGCTTTTGTAGCTGAATACGATGATGTGCTTGATAACACAGATGCTCCTTATGGTGGAGACCAGACTACTGTCTTTATTGCCTTAGCAGCTTTTTTTTTTGATTTAGGAGGCGGTGGTGCATCTGATTTAGCAGGGGTTTTAAATATTGGCAATACATCAGGCTCAAACGATATTTCGTTCGATGCTTTTTATGGCCTTTTTTTTGCCAATGCTTCAAGGCTAAGAGAGGGAACAATTGATGCTGGCCTTGGAGGAAATAGAGGTATCGCTGAAATTTGCGGAGTAGGATTTGAAAGTAAGTGGGAGGCAGGTCGCAGATATATTATGGGCAGCAGCGGTGATACTATCCGACAGTCATTGTATAATTTTAATGTGACTCCTACTGTAACTGATGACGATACATTAGGCTATGCAGTTGGATCGCTTTGGACATTAGACGATGGAACTACTTATGTTTGCTCGGATGCTACAACAGGAGCAGCTGTTTGGGCAATTCAGGAATATGATTTTATAGGTTTTGACACAGCAGCAGCACATTCAGTTGTAGAAGCAGAATTGGCTTGGAATGATACTGACGGAACGTTGGATTTAGGTCTAAAAGGTGGGTTAAAAAATAAGCTTGGTCAGCAATTAGTAGTTCGTGCAAGAAACACGAGCGGTTCTTTGATTGCAAAAGGCAGCGTTGTAAAAGTTGTCGGAGTGGCTGGTGGATTCATCGGTATAAACTTGGCACAAGCAGACAATGACACAAATAGCGCAACAGCTTTTGGTATTGTTGCCGAAGACATTGCAAATAATAGCAACGGGTTTGTCACAATCAACGGAATTGTTCACGGAGTTAACACAAACGCTTTTAACGAAGGTGACATTCTTTACCTTAGTCCAACTACACCAGGAGAAATTACAAATGTTAAACCAGTCTCTCCAGCTCACATAGTTGTAGTTGGATATGTAGCAAAGAAAAGCGCAGGAGATGGACACATCTTGCTACACGTTCAAAATGGTTATGAACTTGATGAATTACACGATGTGACTATCACAAGTGCTGCTAATAACGATGCTTTGGTCTATGAGAGTACAACAGCTCTTTGGAAAAATAAAACTATCGGTGGTTGGAATTACATTGTTAAAAGTGCTAATCAAGATGTGACAAATAATGCAACTTTACAAGATGATACAGAATTGCAGTTTAGCGTTGTTGCAGGCGGTCAGTATATGATTGAATTAGATGCTGTAATTGCTTCAAATAGTACAGTTGCCGATTATAAAAGTGCATTTGCAGTTTCTGCTGGAACTATGAAAGGACAAGGTATTGTAGTAAATAATAGTACTGGTAGTGTAGCAGGAGTTTCAAATATTACAGCAGGAGCTGCATCAGTTACAAATTCAATAGGCTCAGGAACTTCAGTAAATGATTTAGACTATCTTCTTAGTATTAAAACAATTTACTCTTTTACTGCTTCATCAAACGCTATATTTAAATTTCAATTTGCACAAAATACGGCTACTGCAGCAACAACGGCACGCACTTTTAAAGGTTCAATTTTAAAATATAAAAAAATAAACTAATAATGGCATTATTACTCACAAAAAACACGACTCCAATTAACGTACAAGGAACTGACATTGAGCTTGCCTCTGTCTATGTACGTATTATTTTTACTTGTCAAATTGATGGCTCGCTAACTATTACCTACAAAACATATCTTAACTATGATGCGTTTTTGGCAGGCAAAGAAATAGCAACAGACATACAAAATATGACTTACAATTTTGTAATTCTCGAAACAGAGACACAATCTTTGGAGGTTGCACTTTTGTATATGCAAACGGCATTTATTGAATTAGGATATAACGCTGCAATCGTAGCGTAACTATCACCACCATTCCCATTATAGACTAATGAACATACTATTATTCCAGGAAGCTATCCCCGGCTTTATTAACTCACTCGCAAATTATGGGGTATTAGGCATCTTTGCTATACTGATGATTGCAATCATTTATTTTATGGGTAAGCAATTCTTTATTTGGCATAAGAAGAATGAATCAAGGATTCAGGAACTTGAAAAAAGATTGGAAACTTATCTTGTTGAAGATAGAACTACACTTATGGAAACTCTTGCTTCTAACAATCACGTAATCGAAAACAACACTTCGATGATGAAAAAGCTTCTAAATCTTGTCGAGAAACTTGAAAAATCACACTAATATGTTCAACTTCTTAAAAGAAAGTACCGATGTCAGTTCGATGCGAGTAACTTTGTTCCTGGGTACTTTGTGTGTGTGCTTGCTGTGTATTGGTATTTTGGTTTACATAATCATTCACGCAGTAAAATGCACTACATTAGACTGGTCAGGGGTATCAATATTCTTGACATCGATAGCAGCATTCACCGGTACATTACTTTACGGAAAGGTGCAGCAGAAGAAAGTAGAAAACAACGAAGAAAATAAGGCATAAAAAAAGAGCATCTTAATCGGATGCTCTAATTTTTTAGAATGGAAGTTCACCATCATCATCGCCAGTAGGAACTTCAGCTCGGAGTTGTGCCAGTTGCTCTGTTGTTAAATCGAACTTATCTTGTATCTGTGACATCGTAAGCTCACCTTTTTTTACTTTTATCTTCATAGCCACCATTTGACCGTTGGTGGGTTCGGGTAAGCTTGGCTTGTCTTCGTGCTGCTCAGTCTGTTTTTCTCCCTTATAATTCAATTTACGTGCGGTAGAAGCAATGATATCGGTGTAATACTTTCCATCGTGTTCTCTGTATTCAACTTTCCCTTCAATGTAGCACAAATCTCCTTTGTCAGCTTTAAACTCTTTAAAGATAGTGCAGCGATGCCATTGTGTTTTTTCCTGCCACTCTCCGTTCTTATCCTTGTAAGACTCAGATGTTGCAACAGAAAGATTTGTTAGCTTGTCTCCGCTCTTTGTATCCTTAACATCAATTTGACCGATGCGCCCGATCAGCGTTAGTTTGTTTACCATTTTAATGATTTTTAGGTTCGTAATATTTATATTTATTTTTTCGCTTTGGTTTATAACCAATATTGTTTGTCAACAGCAACAGGCCGAAACCTGTGCTGAGACAAAAGATTGCTATTGCTAACACCATATTGAATCCTCCGAATCATTTTCATAGGCTTCTTGAAGATGTTCACAAAAATATCGGTCAAGTTCTTTCCAAGACTTCTCAAATATAATAGCTGCTTGGTCAATGGTGACACTTTTATCATAGTCTTCGATATAAATGTCGGTTAGTTCAAAATATCCTCCCAAATCGGGTTCTAACTGACAGCCATAAGAATCTCTGCTGCCCATTTCAGGTTCTACATAGTAACCTGAGATTTTAACATAAACTTCGTTTGTTGGAAAATTGTCGCACTCCATAAAGAGGCCTGTGGTGAAAATTGCGTTTGTCATAACTTGGTAGTTTTAATTATTAACGATGCACAAAGATAATAATATTTTATTACATTGTACGTTTTACAGAATATTTTTTAAATTTATTTGCACACATCTGCCAATTAAACCCGAACTGAATCGAGTAGTGTTGCGCTTTCCTGCACCAGGATGCCTTGTCAATACCGTGCTGTAACTTACTGCCCACGGTGTGCGACTCAAAACTTGCTTAACAAAAACTGAGGTGTTCAGAATCAGCAAATATTTTTCTTTCTGCTCTTCAATAACTCGCAATCCAAGCCTCTGAAGCCTCTCATCCGCTGCCGATTGCTTAATTTTTGCCTGTGGTTCATACTCAGAAGCATATTCGACCAACTCACCAACTGTAACAGTACCAATAAAATCTCCTTCAATCCTTGTTTCGTGCTGTAGTATGGTTTGCAGACATCTTTGTTCATCTGTCAAGTCCTCTTTGTCTTCCAATATTCCTTTCGCATCCAATATTGCAGCAGCTTCATTCAATGCCGTTTGAGGTTCAACAACATCATCGTTCCAGGTATGCCACCATCCGCCCAACAGCGCACCGAATTGGTCAGCAATAGCACGATCACCCACCAGTTCCGATATGGCTTCCGTAAAAATATAAATGCTTCTGAGCATATTCGGTAAGAGATTCACCATTCTCGCTGTAAATCTCAATCCAAAATCACCTGTAATGGTTTCTTTCTTAATCTTGTTTAGCTCCTTGAACTTGTCCTGGTTGCTGTGCTTCGCAAGTTCAAAGATTGTAAACCTTCTCTTGTCTGAATCATTGACCAATTGCGGATTGATTGACACCATCAAAAAGCAGCTACGAACAAAATAGTCCGTTGCCTTGCCGTCTTTCCCACCTTTTGGAATGGCAGGTGACTTCTCCGAACTTCCTGCTCGTGCCAAGGCAATAACTTCCTGCATTCTCCTTGCTGCATTCTCATCATTACCCTCCGATTCATCTATCGTCACTGGCATAGCATCAGAATTGAGCTTCTGCCTTATCGCTGCCTCTGTCGCTGCTGTTCCCTGAGCATTTATTGAGAACTCTCCTAATACCGGGTGAACAATCTGTTCAAGCACATAAGTTTTTCCGTTCCCTCTTGGGCCTGTAATCCAACAATGAGGCCGCCAAGATAGTGCGCCACAAACAGGAGCTATCGCTAACCATCCTGCTAATAACTTACCATCAGCTTCAGTATTCCAATTCAATCTCGATAACAATCTTGTCAGTTTAGCACATTCCAACTTATCCATCATATTTTCTATCGGAATGCGGATGTTCTTTCGCATCTCATAGGTAAACTCCGTATCAATGCTGCCAAGGTTGTATCTAATCTTCTCGCTGAGTAACTGCATCCCGGTATGGAAGATAATTCTATCAGATTCCTTCCAGGCACCACGACCTCTGATGCTCTGCAAATCAAAATAACCTACTGCATTACACATCGTAATCAGGTAGTCTGCAATATACTCGCTCTTATCAAAAGATTCGTTCTGCCAAAATTCAATCGGTGCGAGCTGAACAACGTGCTGTTTTGTAAACTTCGATGTGCTAAATGCCAAAATAGCATTGCTCAACTTTGAGTAAAAGTAAAAACGCTGAAATCTGCTTTCAGAATCCCATCCTAATGGCTTAAAATAACCACCTACAAAACCACGCTGGTCTGTTGGAGGTGTGTTGCCCGGTGCAGGTTGTGCTTTTGGTTTTCGGGTTCTTTTCTTTGGTGGTTCTTCCTGATCGGATTCCCAATTGATTGATGGTAGTTTTTTCATTGCTTAGATTTTAATCCGTATTTTTCTTCCTGGTATTCCATAAACTCATTGGCTCTTTGAATGCTTTCAGCTCTTGCAGCTTCCTTTCCGTGCATCCCGAATATCTTTCTGATGCTCATATCGCATCTGTTATCAAGTTTAAGGGTGTGCAAGGTAGGACTTACAGTTGGAACTTCCAAAAAAATTGTTTCAGATTCTGCATTTTTTAGTTCTTCAATCAGTTCATTCAATACTGATAGCTGTCTTTCTTTCTTCTCACGATATGCTTTTTTCGTGACTTCATCCTTTAAGAATCCATCCATATATTTTGCCTCGGAGATAAGCTCTTGGATGACTTTTTGTGCTTGCTCAATCATATTCTTTCTATTTTTGCGATGCCGCCTGCATCATTAACATTTTTTATAAATCGTTTCTGTTCATCACTTACTCTGCCAGTCTTTGTTTTTACTTCTACTGCTGTGAAGACTGCAATACGTTTGCCCACCATATCAGGAGTGATTGTTATCTCAGTCCATCCAATCAAATCGGAACTACCTTTGCACAATCCGAACTCAACAAAACGAGGGTACAATAAAACTCTGTCACCGTTTATGCTGCCCATCTGGCCCTGGTATGCTGTTCCGACATTGTTACGGAATAAAACTCCTCTGCCTGCGTGAGCTGCTCTGATTCTGTCATAGTGCTGTTGTTCTTTCATATCGATAGTATTCTCCTGTTAAAAAATCATATTGAAACCAATTGCCTGAAAACTTACTTAGATATGTTTTTTCATTAACAATCTTTATGTTTCCTCCGCAGTCTAAACACTTTTTTTGTTCCGTTGGGCAATTATGCCATACTGCTTCACATCCAGGATCAGGGCAGACTTTAATATTTAGATCTTTCATAGCTTTCGAAATTTTTCAAGGTACTTCAATGTTGATTTATGATTATATCCAACAGGGCCGCCATTCCACATCCTTGCAAGCTCTTCATACGTTGGATATCTGCCATTCCGCTGCGCAAAGGTATGCGAGTGAACGCCCATCGTTGCCCAAAATACGTGATCTGCCTTCGTGCTGTCAAACATATCAGCGTGAGTATATCCAAGCAAGTCCATAAGTCCGCTGCCCTTTACGCAAATCTGATGTATGCCATATCTCCCATAAGCTCTGCCACCATCACCGATAACGCTGTCAATATTATTGGTCTCAATTTGTCCAATTTTAGCCATAAACTGACTATCGCAAGTATCTCGGTAAATGATAACCGTTTCAGTTACAATCCTTGTTTCAGGTTTTTGACAGCCTAATCCAAGAGAAAAGGCTGCCAAGATAAATATTTTTTTCATTTTATTAGCTTTTTTTCGACAGGAATAAATCCAGTACCTGTACCTTCATTGCCCATCATTTTTAAGAAATCAATCTCTACCTTCGCAGAGTTAATTATTGTGTCTGCAAGTTTTGAAATTGCCTTGGCTTTTGCTGTCTCTTTCTCAACATCGGCATCTTCATCCATTAGCTTTTCAATCTGCTCAAATAAGAGGTTTCTCAAATCCTCAATTTTATTTCGTGCCATTCTTTCTGATAGTTCTTTTTAGTTTTTGTAATGCCCTCATTGTCTTTTTCAACTCTTCAGGATATCTGTGCATCGTGTTAAGCTTCATATTCTGTCCTTTACTAATGAGCATCAGATTGTTAATGTCATATTTGTTCTGTCTTTGGTCTTTTACTCGTACTACGCATCCTTTCGGTACTTTTCCGTAGGTTTCTTCCCAAATAAGAATCTCTTTTCGAATCCATTTTTTATCGGCCACCTTAACAAGTAAAAACTTATCTTTGCCATCTATCCTGGTAGATCCGACTTCCCTTGTATTGTGAGGTTTTTGTCCTTTCTTGAAGCTTGTCTCATTGGCTCCCATATAACCTTTTGTTCCTTTGTTCCAAGTTGTATGACCAGGTTGGAATCGTGTTTGATTGCCAAGTTCCCTAAGCTTTTTAGCTTCAATATTAAGAAGCATCTTAATATATTCTTCTGACCTTTTTAAGCCTAAAAGATATGCTTGTGTGTAAATACTTCTATCTGAGCGACCTAAGATTCTGCAAATCTCCTTTATGTCGGTATCAGAGTAGAGGGCACTTAGTACCCTCCGCTCATCTTCAGTCCATTTACGCTTCATCCTTAGCTCTTTTGAGATAGTAAACAGCTTCCGCAATTATAACTGAAAGGCTGCCCAACTGTGCGTGTGCTTTATACTCATCAGCAATAGATACTTTGTTTGCCGTTTCTTTCGAGCGTTCCATTGCATTTTCAAGTTGTTTCAATGCCTGCTCAATGCAGAACTCAACTTCAGTAAGATTTTTCATAACTTGGTAGTTTTGATGTTAATAATTGATTACGGTTGTAAAGGTAATAATAAAATTTTATTACGTTGTACTTTTTAATAAGATTTTTTATAACTTTTTTTCATATTGACTTTTTTCCAACTATAAAATGTATTCCAGGCAATATTGATTGCTGCCTTAACATCTGTTTCGGAAAGCGATGCAGCATTGATTTTGTAATTAAAATTTAAAATATAAATATAATTTATTAAATCAGTATTTTTTTGATGCCATACATAGTTTGATAACTCCTTTAATACCTTAGCTTCAAAAATATGCTTAACCCAAAAATCTTGATATCCTTTCATTTCCTTATACTGCCAATGTTCTTCCAAGGTTTTACAATCTTTTAGTTCTTTTACCTTAGCTCCTTGATGGATATTCAAGAAATCATCCAGTGACCTTTCATCTTTGACAGCAATGCCCTGGACAGTTTTCAACTCACGTTTTTTCTTCTCATTTATCAATCCGCACTTCGGACAGCACTCCTCAGACTTCTCATACACAAAGTAACAGCCTTCACAAGTGTAATACTCCTCATTCTCTTCCTCCTGCTTTTTCTTCTTCCTCTTTTTCTTCATTCCTTCCAATGACCAGTCTCTTTGCGTCAATGGGTGCTGATGTCTGCCAATGTTACCAACGTGATCTAATATGATGCACTTATCTTTGCCCTCACAAGGTCTCAATCCACGGCCGACTATTTGTAAGTACAATGCCATCGACATCGTTGGTCGGCATAAACCTACAACAGCCACAGCAGGAATATCTGTACCCTCGCTTATCAAATCACAGAATGTTACTACATTGATACTTCTATCCGCAAGACCTTTGAATATTCGCTCAACTTCTTCATCTTTCAGCTCACCGTGAACAGCCTCAGAGGTGTATCCTGCCGACCTGAACTTCTCCGCCAACTTTTTGGACTCTGCAATACTGACGCAACTGTATATTGCAGGTTCTCCAGGTGCGAGTTTTGTGTATTCCTTTACAGCATCACCAACTAAACCCGATTGCTCAATCAACTTGTTTACTTCGCTTTTATTGTATTCTCCGTGCTTGTCGAGCTTCACATTCTCCAATCCTTTAAGATTCTTGAACGTATAATAATCAGGCATCACCAAATTACCCATCTTGACCAGTTCCGCAGGCGTTGGACCCAATATCATATCCTGGAAGATATCTCCAAGACCTTGGCCATCGGTTCTTATTGGTGTAGCTGTAACTCCAAGTGTATAGACTTCGGAATAATAATCCAATATTGCTTTCCACGTTCCTGCATTACTATGGTGCGCCTCATCGACAATAATCAGATCAGGTACCGGAACATCAGACAATCTGTTCTTCAAGGTCTGCACACTACAAATCTGTGCAGGTAAGTAGTATTGTTTCTGATATCCTCCTGCAATAATTCCGTGCCTAAGATTGTACTTTTTGCATCGCTCAGAGATTTGCCTAACAAGGTTCTTTTTATGCACCAGGAAGAACACAGTCTTACCCATTGACATCGCTCTTTCTGCTATGTATATAAAGGTCTCAGTCTTGCCTCCACCTGTTGCAAGTACATACAGCACTCTTTTATTCTTTTTGAGGCTGTTACGGATGCCATTCACACCATCTTGCTGATATGGCCTAAGATTTACGCTCATCGATATATTTTTTAAGGTTAGCATCCTCTTGTTTTCCAAGTTCTTCATTAATGCGATCTAAATACATAAGCGTTTGTGGTTCAACTCTGCTCCACTTATCCAAGGTCTGTTTGTGGATTCCTGTTCTACGGCACAACTCACGGATGCTGATGCCTGCACGTTCTGCTCGCTCTTTGATTTTTTGGTAAGTCTTCATTTTTTTTTAAGATTTTTGAAAAAATATTGTTTAATAGTGCAAATGTAATAATATTTTATTATCTTTGTGTAACAATTCGTTAAAATTTTAAAAATAACTACCAATGACAAATCAAGAGTATCACTCAAAAACAGATTTTTTAAGCAAAAGCTTACTTGATCAGATTCGCAAATCTCCTGCTCACTTTCAGGCCTATATTAACGGTCAGAAAAAAGAAGCTACTTCAGCAATGAACTTCGGAAGCCTTGTGCATTCTGTACTATTCGACCAGGATAACTTCGCAATTATGCCGACCTGTGACCGCAGAACCAAGGAAGGTAAACTTCTTTATGAGGCATTCTTACAAGATGCTCAAGGTAAGGAACTATTGGTTACTGAAGAACAGCACGAACAAGCACTTCTTATCGCTCAGTCTATTGCCAAGCATCCAAAAGCAGCAGCACTCCTTTCTTCAGAAGGTATTGCAGAAGCCCCGGTATTCGGACAGCTCGAAGGTGTTAACTTCAAATGTAAACCCGATTTTTTCAATACCAAGTTTAACGTAGTGGTTGACCTTAAAACAACTACAGACAGCTCACCTTCTGAATTTTCAAAGTCTGTGTGGAATTATCGTTACCACGTGCAGGCGGCAATTTATATGGACTTGACCAATGCAAAAAGGTTCTTCTTCATTGCAGTAGAAAAAGAAGCTCCGTTCAATGTTGAGGTGTACGAACTTGATGATGAATCCATCAGCATCGGAAGAGCAGCATATCTCGCAGATATCGAAACCTACAAAAAATGTGTCGAAACAAACAACTGGCACGGTTACACAGAAGAACCTGCAATTCACGTTATCTCACTTCCATCTTGGGCAAAAAAATAATTCTTAATCTTAAATAACTACCAACAATGTCAAACATCACAAAACTTCCAACATTCCAAGATCTGATTACAGATACACAGGAATCTCTTAAACAAAATGCACTTACTGTACTCCTAAATCAAGACCCTCCGAAGAGTTGGCTTGTAACACATCCGATGATTAAGGGGTATAATTACCTATCAATTGAGAAAATTGAGTACCTTTTAACACGAATTTTTACAAAATGGTGGGTAGAAGTAAAATCAGTACAAATCGTCGCAAACAGCGTCTGTGTCACGGTTAGACTCTTTGTAACAAACCCAATTACAGGAGAAACAGAATGGCAAGATGGAATTGGTGCTGCTCCAATACAAACAGACAAGGGTTCGGGCGCAACTGATTGGAACTCAGTTAAAACCGATGGTGTTCAGAAGGCTGCACCTGCTGCTGAAAGTTACGCAATAAAAGACGCAGCAGAGAAATTTGGTAAGATTTTTGGGCGTGATGTGAGCCGAAAAACAACGATGGATTACAACTCGTTACTGAAAAAAAGCGATTTTAACGAGCAGATTTAGTGTGTTAATAGTTTGTGTTAGAGTGCCTTATGTCGGGGCACTCTTTTTTTTGCCCTTGTAACAACTTTAAAAAGCCGTTACAGGTTTTGATACACTTAACTCATTGATATTCAATCTTTGTAACAATGTAACGATTGTAACGGGAAAATATATTCATATATAAGAACACTATTATACTATTATATATACATACATAATACCTGTTACATCTGTTACATTGTTACAATATAGTATTAGTCGATATTTCAATGTAACAAAAATGTAACACTTGTAACACTTCATTTTTTAGAAAAAAAAACATATTTTTGCAGTGCTTTTGTAAGCAGGGTTTTTTAGTTTGTCTCTCAGGGGAAGGTTATTGGTAGTTTCCTTCCCCGATTTTAAAAAAGCCGATTTAAGACACTTTTATTTCTTTTTGATAGTAGAGTACCACTTTGGAAAGAAAATTGAACGTAGGTACTAAAGAATGATAAATAAACATATTTTAACTTATGCCTTTCGAACCTGGAAACAATCTGAGCAAAGGTAGACCAAAGGGAGCGATAAACAAAACCACTTCCGAAACAAAAGCCTTCCTTGCACGAATATCAAATAAACTCGGTCAACGTATCGAGGAAGACCTGGACTTAATGGATCCCAAAGACCGGGTAAAGATTTGGCTTGAACTACAGGAATACTTAATACCAAAGCTAAGCCGCACCGAAATTACTGGCGAAGATGGTGGAATGATAGAGATACAACAAACCTTAAAACTCGAAAACCTTGGCATTGATCAACTCAGAGACCTTGAACGAATTGCTGAACTTGCAGCGTATTCGCCAACTGATAGCAGCGAAGGACTTTAAGCGGTTTGTTTCTCATACCAAGCCTGACTACCAATTCTCCTGGCATCACAATCTGCTCATTGACTATCTGCAAAAGTTTGCGGAAGGTAAGATTCGGAAGTTGATGGTGTTTATGCCACCACAGCACGGAAAGTCTGAGCTTACATCGAGAAGGCTTCCTGCTTATTTGCTTGGCATAAATCCGAAACTGAAGATTGTCGGATGCTCATATTCTGCCGATCTAAGTCGAAGCTTTAATCGAGATGTGCAACGCATAATGGATGATGAGGTTTATATCGATATCTTCCCGAACTCCAGGTTAAACTCTTCGAACATCAGGACATCTGCCAAAGGTAGCTACCTTCGAAATGCCGACATCTTTGAGATTGTCGAAAATGTTGGATTCTATAAGTCCGTTGGTGTTGGTGGATCGCTCACAGGAACACCAGTTGACATTGGCATCATTGATGACCCGGTAAAAGATGTTGTTGAGGCAAACAGTATGACATATCGTGCGAGGGTTTGGGATTGGTACAACGGTGTTTTTTCTACTCGATTGCATAATAACTCCCAAGTGTTGATTACTCAAACAAGGTGGCACGAGGATGACCTTAGTGGTAGAATCCTGAAGCAGAAAGATGCACACGAGTGGACAGTCTTAACGCTTCCAGGTATCCTGATGACAGCCGACAAAAGGCAAGATGATCCGAGGAATATTGGAGAAGCTTTATGGCCCGAAAGGCACAGTCTTGAAAAACTGCAAAAGTTCCAAGACAATTCCCCAAGGTTGTTTCAAGCTATGTATCAGCAAGACCCAAAACCGTTCGAAGGTGGTTTGGTGTACCCAAGATGGAATGCCATTGATGAGGCAGAATACAGACAGATTGGCATTGAGCCGATTTACGGATTGGACTTTGGTTACAGCACCAGTCCTGCTGCATTTGTGGAGATAAAGTTGGATATGGAAAACAGAAAGATTTACATTAAGCAGCTGATTTACAAACGTGGAATGGGTATTGATGAACTTGGCACCGAGATAAACCGAACTATCCAAACGAGCAGAGGCAAGATAATTGCGGATTCTGCCGACCCGATCTTGATTGACCATCTCAGAGGCAAGCACAAGTTGAACGTACACAAGGCCGACAAAGGCAAGGACAGTATCTCCTATGGCATATCAGCTATTAACGAGTTCGAACTGATTGTTACCAAAGAGAGTAAGGATATTGCCATTGAGCTTTCGAACTACCGATACAAAGAAGATGCCGATGGTAACCCATTGGATGAAGCCATAAAAGAATTTGACCACAGTTTGGATGCGATGCGCTATGCTGTTACATCTGTAATCTCAAAGAAAAACAATAAATTTATATTATTATGATTAACGCTAAGGATATGAAAACGCATCTTGACCTGATGATTGGTGAGGTCGAAGAGAAGACAGAAAGATGGAGCTTACAGACAAGGCAGCTGCTCAACAACTTGGTTGCAGCTCGCAGGATATGTGAGCGCATCATCACAGACCAGTCCATCCTGGATAAGCAGGGCAAGGAATATTTTCAGCATTCCATTCCGGCAGAAAAGAAACAGATTAAAATCAGCAAACCAAAAGCGAAATGATTGACATCAAGATTGATGGTATCAAATACCAACTGCCAAAACTTAGCGAGATAAGCATCAGTCGCTTCATTGATTATTTGGAGTTCATAGACAAATATGAACCTGATGAGGAGGAAAAGAATATGCTTGTTTGGCTGAAGTTTTACACCAAGCACATTGCATTTTGGACTGGTGCCGATGAGAAGCTGATACGCAAGTGTAAAGCTGAAGATATTTCAGGAGTTTACGCTGTTCATCAAAATTATTTGTCACCAGTTGAAAATAAGACATATAATTGCTTTGAAATATCGGGAGAAATATACTATCTTCCGCTGCGATTTATGCAGGAAAGTACAATTGAGGACTTTGCAGAGGCGAATGAGTATGAGAAGCAGTTGGCTGATTTGCTGAATGGTCATTACAGAGTATTGCCAAAAGTAGCAGCGGTTATTTGCAGAAAGGAGGATGAGGGTTTTGATGATTACAAGGTTGAAGAGCGAGCCAAGTTATTTGAAAGTGAATTGAGTGCCGATGATTTATTTCAGGTAGGTTTTTTTTTGCAGAGACAAAGCGAGAAATTGCAGAAAAATTTGCAAATTTATACGATGAGCCAGACGCTCGGAGCCTTAAAGCAGGTGTCAAAGACTTGATTGAACCTTATGGGTGGTTTGCGACATTTGTAACTTTGGCAAATGGTGACATCCTGAAGATAAAAGAAGCTGCAAAGTTACCGTTGTACACGGCATTTGCGTTTTTGAGCCTTAAAGCTGCACAGAATGAGTACGAATCTAATATGATGAAACAATGACAATAACACAACTATCCAACTTATTTAATCTGATTGTTCAGAACGATTCTGATTATAAGTTCTACCACTACGGATTCCCATCTGATATGAACATCAACATATCGAACAACTTCGACCCGACATCGGACACAGGTCGATTGTTTCCGTATGTGTTGTTATTGCCTCCGATTTTAAACAGTCGGGCGATGGAGAGCAATACAGCTGCGATTTATGACACTTATCAGGTTGAATTTCTGATTACAGATACCTACGCCTACGAGCAAGGACTTCTGACATACAAGATTGACACTACGATTGAGTTGGAGCAGACCTTGCAGATACTTGCAAAGAAGATGATTCAGTATTTGTTGGACTATTCTGCCATATCTAATCCACCTTTCAATGTTGGGGATTATCGCATTGAGTTCGACCCATACCGATTCACGGCCGATACTCGCAGCATCCGGGTAACATTGGACTTGGTTGTTCCTGCTATTTGCGATGACCAAAGTCTCGACATATCGTTTTTGCCTGTTGACCTGGAAGATATTGCCACAGTCGATGAAGAGAATCAGCAAGTGAATGGCATAGCTCCATCCAATATTGATAAACCAGTAATAGCTGGTGATAATATTGTAGGCAGTATATTAGATGTTATTGATGATGGAACGTGGTCAGGAGATTTGCCAATAACATTCACTTATCAATGGAAGCAAAATGGCATTGATATTATAGGCGAAACGAGCAATCAGTACACAACTGTATTAGATGACTCAGGAAAATCTATAAGTTGTGCGGTTACAGCTACAAATATAGTAGGTACAGGAATCGCACCAAGCAATTTTATACACATTTTATGAATGAAAGCAAAACAAAGAACTTGCCCACAGATTTATGGAAGCCAACGAACTACTGAACAATCTTGCGGACTTGCTCAAAGAAGAGATGAGGCAGCAGTTAAGAATTGCGAACCACATAATGACTGGAGACTTGATCGAGAGCATCGAAAGCCGAATACTGAGTACGATCGAAGGAAGAAAGATTGAGATTTGGTTAAACAGTTACGGCATAGCATTAGACCAGGGTGTTCCTGCTGATAGGATTCCGTTTACAGAGCCAAGTGGTAGAGGTGGAAGGAGTAAGTACATCGAAGGTCTTCAGAGATTTGCGCAGTTGAAGTTGGGTGTTACGGATAACAGAAAAAGTTTAGGCATAGCGTTTGCGATTGCCCGAAAGCATAAGAAAGTTGGAATGCCTGTAAAAGGCCCGACACAATTTATTCAGAAGACTATTGATGCGACAGATGAAGAGATTATGAAATTTGCAGAGGAATGGTCAGCAGCAGTATTCGAAGCTAAGATTGATAAAATTATTGAAAATTTAAAAAGAGCATAATGACTGAGAAAAAATTTTTACTTACACTCCTGAGCAGCGCAAACAGCGAGTTATTGACAAACGATTACCAGGATGCGATTGATGCGCAAGGTGGTGATCAGGTTGCGTTTTCATTGGCGGTTGCTGCCTATGTGAGTTTTATCGTTCCGGCATCATTGGCATCTGCATACAGCGTAGCGAGCCAAGCGAAGAAAGAGAAGATGGCAGAAATTTGTCAGATTACGTTTGCGAGTGGTCAGGACTTTGACACTTATTACACTACGCTTTACAATGAAATATATCCGTAATGGCAGTCATAACAAGTCCAACGTACAATCCGACATCGGCATACAGACCAATAGTGTGGCAAGTAATGTACACTACATTTCCACCTGATGTAATAACTAATTGCAAGTTCACGATTGCAACGGCAGGCGGTTCGATAGTTATTGCAGAGGGCAGAGTTGCGCCATATCAGTCAGTTCCGAGCTTAACTCCTCCTGCTGTTGAGTATTACTTTTATGTCGATGTTCAGCAGTACATACAGAGGTATCTCACAAAGAGAAGTCGGAGAAGTACCTTCGGGAACCTGAATGCCGATACCAGGGTAAATAATACTGATAGCTTTGTGGAGTTCGAGATGAAGTTTGAGTATGAATATCGGAATGCTGCAACAGGCAAGATTGAAACCTTTCCTTTATTCGATACAGCAGGTTTTCAGGGTGCCTGCATAACTACAAGGCAGAACGGAGAGGATATGTCTTTGGATGATTTCCTTGGTGTACCATTTGTTACAGGCCCGAAACGATTTTTAACAAACAGTCCTACAAGCAGAAAGATACAGCAAGATGAAAATATCTTCTTATCGTTTTTAAGTCAATGGAATCAGATTAGGATTGAGACCTTCAATAGTGCAGGAACGCTGATAAACACAGCATATCTTGCAACACTTGCTGGTCTTCCCGATGAGATGCACACAATCGGAGTTGGCAAGCCACAGTTACAGGCCATACCGGCAGGAACATTTTTCTTGGGTATTGCTCCGAACTTTACAGGAGCAGCATCTTACACGATTGTTGCAGGCTTAGGTATTCCAATTTTCGGAGGGATGATATTCTTGTTAAACTCTGATTTGCATACCTATACCTTTGACGATTCTTGTCCTAAGCAGTTGAGCTTATATTGGCTTAATTCCTTGGGCGGTGTCGACAATTATGACTTTACGTTTACTGAGCTTGCCATTGGTGTTACATCGGAGTTATTTCAGAAGCCATTGAACTGGCCTCATACACAAGATGACTACGGCAGAGCGAGAACCAACATACAAGCGAGCAAAGGATATCGATGCACTAAGCTTGTTACCAATGCTGAGATGGCTTGGTTAAAAGATTTGTTATACTCGGTTGAGGTGTACGTTGTGAATCCGAATGACAGCAGCGAGTATTGGAGATGTTGGATAAGCGATCAGGATGTTATTGAGAAAAAGAATCCTGGACTGTTTACGATTGAGTTTACATTGAACCTATCACAGGACATTATAACCCACAGAATATGATATTGGATTACGCAGGATATAATAGACTTGAAAACACTATTTGGACATCGACAAATGGTAGTGCTTATGGCAATCAAATTACTTCGCCATACAATGAAATTATTACTTTCGGAGCTGTAACTTTGTACAATGGTTACAAGTTGATTGCCTGCGATTACAAGGTAAAGCAAAGTAAGTATGTTGGCTATTTGTATGTTCCTGAAAGTTTGGTTACCAAGTTTATTTTTGGAAATACAGAAAAACAGAATGGCAGATTCGAACTTAGTAGTGGCATTCTGACAATTTATTCCAAAGATGAAAATGTAAGTATGTCCTATGTATAGAAGATTGACAATAGATGGAACGGTAGTAGATTTGCCACAGAGCGGATTAACTTATTCACTTGTTTACGAGGTGGATGAGGAAGGCTTTGTTTCGGGTGCCTATTCGAAGCGAGGGATTGAGCTGCCATCTACAGGAGTTAACGATGCCTTGTTCGATGATTGGTATGCAGCAGGAACAAGGAATGAAACAACGGCAGCAACATTGAAGCCTTTTGTTTTTGAGGATGGTGGTGTTCAGATTCTTTCCGGGCAGGCTTCTTTGCAGTCGGGAGTGCTGATGTCAGACCGTTACAGATTTAAGGGCAGAAGCTACAAGGTTGAGCTTTACGGCAACAATTCTGACTGGACTATCAGAATGAAGGATATCAGAATCCGTGATTTGGATTTTACTTCAATTGTTTACGATATGGCAGCGGTTACGGCAGGATGGACTGCGACATACGATGCAGGTGATTATTCAGGATTCACGCTTATCAAGTGGAAGGAATGGAATACAGCAGGTCAGGTTGGCATTGATGAGTTCACTCCGTTTTTGTTTATCCGTTCAATATTGGAGAAGGCATTCGACACAATTGGTTACACAATTTCAAGTAATTTTTTAGACAGCGATGTTTTTAAAAGATTGATATTGCCATTACCTATGCCTGCGAGATACCCTGAAGAGTTTAGTCAGGATTATATCAATGTGACTTTGGAAGAACCTGGAACAACAACTGGCAGTTCAGGTGTGACCTATGTATTCCCGAATTATACTCAGCCGAATTTGGCAACTCCTTACAATACTGCGACAGGATTTTATACAGTTCCTTTCTCAGGTTACTATCAGATATCTGTATCTGCAAATGTGACAAGTGCATCGGGAACTTGGAATGCTCAAATAGGTGCAACAATAAATAGTAGTGTTACTTTTTTCAATAACCAAGCAATATTTTTTGGCAATTTTTTGTCTCCTGTATCGGGGAATCTTTCAGGAAATATAATCTACGATGTAGGGTTTTTCAATGCAGGTGACACGATAAGTTTGTTGCATAACTTTGGTGGTACTGACCCGACCAATGTTTATGCCTTCACTATGAACATCATTGGCGAGGCTGAATATGCTTTCGGTTCTATCCTGGCATTTAAATACCTTGTCAAGGATTGGTTAGTAGTGGATATGATTAAGGGATTGCAGCATATGTTCAATCTAAGGTTCGAAGCTAATCCACAATCACAGCAAGTTGTCATAGAGCCTGCCGACCCATATCTTTACAGGCAGAATAATGCACCGACAAATATACCGTTGGAGTTGAGAGATGGCTTTTACGCTGTTCCGACAGTAGATTCAACACAAGGATTGGATTTGGAAATTGGTGCGGAGTTATTTAATTTGACCGATGTACCAAAAACAACATTATTTGAATACATAACCGATGGTGAAACGGAAGCTCAGAGGGAACTTAACGAACCGATTAAGATATTTGGTTCACAATATGTACTTCCACAGAACAGATTCAACGAAGTCATTGAGCAGAGGGAAAATCCGTTCTTTGCAAAGACGATACATACCAATGATTCAAGCATACAGGGTACAACAGCGTTAGGTTCTTTGCAGATACCTTTGATTTACCCACAGGATTACCAGTTAGATCCGACAGCAACGGAAATGAATCCTGACATACAGCCAAGGATATTGTATTTTGTTGGATTCCGAGGATTGCCAAGCGATTCAAACGTGAAATATGACTTTACAGGTGGTGCTGAGCTTGCGCCTCCGTTAAGTTTTATGGTAAATTATAACAATCCATTAGATTTTAGCCTTAGCTTTGCGAATGAATTTTACTTAGGACAAAAAACAATAGGTTTGTTTGATTCTTTTTGGCAGCAGGAGTATGCAAGGAAGCGCATCGGTAAGAGATTGGAGGCAAATTACTTTTGGGATTTATTAAGCATCAATGCTTTGTCATTCCGAAACAAGATGCTGATTGATGGATTGGAATGGGTTCTGCAAAAGATTGATGGTTACAGCGCACAATCTGACAGCAGCACCAAGACTTGGTTGATATTGGAGCAAGGCCCGACAGATGACGATGTATTCGCAACAACATTTAGTAACATTATAGGAATTATAAACCCAATAGTAGAATAATGAAACAGTTTCAACAGATACTTAAAGACCGAGGCTATTATACTGGAGCCATTGATGGCATAGTTGGCCCATTGACACTCGGAGGGGCAAAGCAATGGATTGATGCCGAAATGAACATCAGAGGATGGGTGAAGCCTGTTAATGACCTTGTGTGGATACGTACCGACCAAAGCTTCGACAACAAGTTTGCGGACTACGTTGTGAGGTTTAATAACCGGGTTGCCGATATGATTATGCCCTGCTCAACTACTCCAGGCGATTTTTATATTTTTAATCCTTTGACGGTTGGCGGCATAACTGGTGCAGCGGTTGCAGCGGAACAGCAAGTTATCGGTTCACATAAGTTTGTCACATCGGGCACGTGGTCTTCTTTGTGGTTAGGTGCGCCTTACTTTTTCCAAGCCGGTGCAATTGAGATTTATCGGGATGGGAACAAAGACAGAAAGCTCGACAAGACAGTAAAAACAAAAGGCTGGTATGGCATAAACTTTCACCGTGGCGGCATAGGCAGTTTTGTCGATAATTGGTCGGCAGGCTGTATGGTTGTTCCCGATGCAAGATGGTTTGAGGCTATCAAAATCTTTCAGGCAAACCAACTTATTAACTTTACACTAATAGAACTATAATGGCAAAAACAATAGCACTAAGTATTGAGATTGATGGTTTATCGGACTTGACCAAACAGGTTGTTGGTCTTGAAATGCAACTTGAAAAACTCAACACGGAACTCAAACAGACCGAGAAGGGCAGCGAAGAATACATAAATCTTCGTAATCAGATTGCAGCAACAAACGAGCAGCTCATAAAGGCAAAGAAAGAGCAGAAAGATTTCGTTAAGTCTGCCGAGGGAACAAAAGCAGCTGAGGGTAGTTACTACCAATTGAATCAGCAGTTGGTTGACCTAAGAAAGCAGTACAAAAACTTATCTGCTGCCGAAAGAAATGCTGCCAAAGGTCAGGAGCTTAAAACTAAGATACAGCAGCTTGATACCGAACTCAAAAAGATTGATGAAAGTACAGGACAGTTCCAACGCAATGTCGGTAACTATCCGAAGACTTTTGCATTGATAAACCGTTCCCTTACAAGAACGATACCGGGGTTTGAGGCATTCTCAGAACAGTTGAAGGATGGTCAAGGGAACATTAACGGTTTTGGTAAGGCTTTGATTGGTGGATTTGTAGCATTCCAGGGTGCGAAGTTGATCGGGCAGGCTATTCAAAAGCTTGACCAGTTTATATCTAAAATTAACGAAACGAAAGATACAGTTGCTCAGTTTTCGGGTGCCTACGGTGAAGACCTTAATACCTTGACAGCATCGACAACGGCATTGGCTGAAACTTTCAATACAGATGCGAGAACAATATCACAAGCCGCTGAAGCACTCAGTAAGAATTTAGGCATAGGCTTCGAGGAGGCATTGAGTAAATTGGAGGGTACACTTGTTGAGGGCCGTGGTAATGCAGATGATTACCTAAAAGCCATAACAGAATATCCTCAGGCTTTCAAAACTGCGAGCGGTGAGATTAGTGACTTCTCGGAAAAGAACAGAGATGCTGTTAACACAAATCGTGAGCTTGCGTTGTCGCAGATTGAAACTGCCAAAAGAATTGAGAAATCTACTGGTGGCATCAGCAATTTTGGAAAACAGCTCGAGACTGGATTTTTTCTTGTTATTGCGGAAATAATAGATTTGTTTAAGCCTTTGACAGATGGGTTCACCAGGTTATCGACTTCATTTACTAAGGTATTCGAAAATTTAAAACTTGGTGGTATTCAGTTTAATTTTTTGGGAGTTGCTGTAAAATTTTTATTAGGACCGCTTACAGGTATAGCGACTATGTTTCCAATTTTGTTAAATGCCCTTGCGAGTTGGTATGACATTGTAGGAAATGTGATAAAGCAAAGTCCTTTTTTGCAAAGCGTATTTACGAATGTAGGTGCTGCGATTACAAATGTTATTGCTGTATTCAATGATTTGCCCAATATTTTTTCGGGGGTTGTTTCGGCATTGAAGCAGGTCGGAGTAACCTTTGTCAATACGTTTCAATCTTTGTTTTTAGAGGCTCAAATATTTGCTGAGCAGGTCAAAGGGGTTTTTGGCGCTAATGTTAAAAGTGCCATTGAGGATTTAAGAAAGCAGCAAGCGGAAATCGGAAAGGCAGGAATGACCATTGCCGAGGCATTTTCGAAAGGTTATAACGATGCAAAGAAATCAGGTGATGAAAAACGAGTTGAGCAAGACAAAAAGACTGGAGAAAAGATTTTAAAAGTAGATATCGAATTATTAAGAAAACAGCAAGAGGCAGCAAAGCAAGCAGCTGATAAACTTCAGCAAGCACGTGATAAATATGCCGAGGATGAAATAAAGAATGCACAAGAGAAATCTGCATTGCTTTTGGAATTACAGACAAGGCTTCAGGAAGAAATTGTTAAGAACATCAAAGACAATCGTGAACGTGAACTTGCGGAGGTGCAGTTAGGCCTTCAGAAAGAAAAAGCAGCACTACAAAAGCAGTACGATGATGTAGTTTTAGCAGCTAAGAATCGTGAAACAGAACTTGCAAAAGTATTTGGCGAAAACTCTGCTGAGGTTCTAAAGGCACAAGAAGACAACAAGAATCAATTGATTGAAGTCAAGAGATTGCAGAAAGAAATTGAAGTTCAGATTGAGCAAGATGCAGCAGATAAGACAGCTGATATCAACGATACTTATAGTAAAGCAGAACTTGAAAAGGCAGAGGCAAATCTTGAACAGTTGAAGCAATGGAGAGACGAGGCATTGACTTCTGAACTTGACTTTATTGAAGAGGCTGGAGATATGCGAATCTTAAAAAATGAAGAGACGCTGAATAAGCAATTGGCTCAGGAGAAAGATGCAAAGAAGCGTGAGTTGCTTGTAAGATTAGCTGAAGAGAAAAAGATACTTGATGAGATTGAAAAGCTTAAACTTCAGCTTCGGGCAGTTGATGACCAGGAAGCATTTTTGAAAGACCAAGCAGCCAAAGGTGTACAGATTAAGCAAGAGGAATACGATGCTGTGGCAAAAGCAAGACAAGAACTAAACACCAAGTTATCAGAAGCAGAGTTGAAGTACAAGGATATGGTTAAGAAGACTGGTGAAGATATCAAAGATGAAAGGATTAAGCAGCTCCAACAGATTGCAGAATATATTCAGCAAGGTCTTCAGTTTATTGACCAAGTTCTATCTGTTATCAATGCCAGGGCAGAGAAACAAGTTGAGGAACAGTTAGCTCGCAGTAGTGAAAGGCAAGAAAAGCTGAACGAAGAGCTTGAAAACGCAACAGGATTGCGCAGGCAGTTTCTTCAGCAGCAGTTGGACAATGAGATTGAGAATGAAAAGAAACTTGCTAAGGAGCAGGAAAGAATACAGCTTGAATCCGCAAAGAGGTCAAAGGCATTGGCAATTATTCAGTCCATCATAAACACGGCATTGGCAGTATCAACGGCATTTATAAAGGGTGGGCCTGTTGCTGCTTTATTGGCAGGAGTTGCAGGAGCAGCACAGACAGCTATCATTGCAGCACAGCCATTAGCCGAAGGTGGTGCGGTTGTGCCTATTGGCCTTCCTGATAGTGGTGGCAAAGTTGTTGGTGTGCAGAATATTCCGCAAACAAGCAAGGGTGACAATGTATTGGTAGCTGCCCGGGTAGGAGAAACATTCCTTAATGCTAAACAAACGAAGCTTTTGAGACCTGCATTAAGTGCTGCGAAGGTACCAGGATTTGCTAATGGTGGTTTGCTTGGTGCGCCAAATATCGGTGGCATTGGCAATAGCACACTAAGAGCATTTAATGACCGTACTACTGCAATAAGTGGTCAGGTGTTGGACAGCAAAGTGTATTTGGTAACAGATGAGCTGCACAGAGATACAAGAGAAGGTGAGCGCATCAGAAAAAAGGTAACGCTGCGATGAAAAACAATATAATTTTACTGCTCATTTTAGTTTTAATAGTTTTGATTGGGGTGCTGTCCTACTTGTTTTATGACAGCACTACCAATTTTCACAAACAATTGCTAAAAAATGAGCGCAATTTTAGAGATTCAGTATTGCAAAGTGTTGTATCTTTGCAGAACGATCGGGAGAAACTAACTGAAGAGATTGATAGCTTTCAAAAAATCCTATCAGATCAGACTGAGGATGTAAAGAAGCAGATTAAAAATATCAAAATAAATATCAATGTACCGCCTGCACCACCAATACCTTATCACAGCCTTAGCGATTCTGCTTTGGTTGCCAGGTTACTCTCAAATTAAGCCTCATCCTGATGGATTTATTTGCAGTCGCAATTTTATGGAGCTTGTTGCATCCAGGTTCGACAGCCTAAAGCATTACAAGGTAGTGATAAAAGAAACTGAAACGATATTGGACAGCTGCTATTCTGTACTCAGCAAAACACAAAAATTAAATGTGATGCAAGACAGAAGATTGCAGACAATGGAGCTTGAGATATCGGGTTATAAGCAGATTATTGAAAGCTTTAATCGGGATGCCATCGTACACAAAGAGGTACAGAAAAAACTCGTCAAAGAAACTCGCAGAAAAAAGACCTGGAAGATTATTGGCATCGGTGCCGGTGCAGGATTCTTAACAGCACTAATCATATTAGCACTATGAAAAACAAAGCATACAACATACCCGAAGAGCATCGAGAAGAACTAATCCAATTAAAACCTTGGCTATTGGAACTGCCGAGGGGATTGCCCCCAGGTGATGACCGTACAAGGTATTTATTTGACATCTACAACGAATATCTCTTCACATCAAATATCTTTATGGAAGACAATTGCGCATCGTGCAGAGGCAAAGTATTCCGCAAAGTAATGGAAGCCATTGAAACCTATGAACAATTTGGAATGTATGGACAATATTAAAAGCGAGTTTGCCCGAAGATTGGCAGAGCGCATTGAGCAGATGGATATTATCACTCCTGAAACGCTATCTGATATGCTCATTGAATCGGGTATTGTTACTGAGCGCAGAGTATTGCAGTATTGTGCCATCTGCGAGTTTTACGATAGCATAGGCAACAAAACAAAAACGCAGACAATAAAAGAACTGTCTGCGAAATACAATATCTCTGAGCGCATCCTGGTAGAACTTACAGGGCGAGAGCGGAGGTTTTTAGTTTAAGTTTTTGAAGGGCCCTATGGTGAAGATATCGAATTCCTTGCACAGACATCTTCATTTCAATTGCCAATTCTTGCCAACTTTTTGGGAATGGCAAAAGGTAACATTGATAAATGATATGCTGTTCCTTGTATGACAATTGCCCCATCAATTCTTTGATACGGTCTGACATATCTTTTTTCTCATAGTGTTCCAAAAAGTTTTCATCAGAAACATACTGCTTGATGTATTCATCACTATCTGAATCGTACTGGTTATCCATTGATTCTGTAAATGGTGTGTGAATGTAGTTTCTGAAAACGCTATCGGTAATTTTCAGCTTTTCTTTGATTTCTTCTTCGGTATGCGTGTCAATCAGTTGAAGAATTTTTTTATTTGATATTATCTGTGGTTCTGAAATTCTAATCAGATTGCGTTGGTTTTTAAGGTAAGCCATTATGCTCTGCTGAATATACCAAACAGCATAAGATATAAACTTGAAGCCTTTGGAAGCATCAAATTTTTGTGATGCCTTTACTAATCCGATCATTCCTTCCTGGATTAAATCTTTTAAGTCATTGGCTTGGCTGCCATACTGTTTTGCGACAGAAACAACAAAAAGCATATTGTGTTTTACAAGTTGTTCGGGTGTTGCTGTAACTTCCTGTTCAGGAGTGAGTGGTTTGTACTTTGTAGCTTCAGTTAGAAAGCTTTGTATGTTGTGCTGCGTGAATGATTTTTCAATCTGTATTTGTCTCATTTATCGTACTTGTCAAGGTCATAAGTTTGTATAATATTAATTAGTGCTGTCGCATAGTGTGGAGCTGTGGCATATCCTGCTTTCTTCAATCCGTGGGCCCATCTTTTATAATCGGTGCGTTTCAGTTTTGTCAGGTGTCGATACCGGGCAGAAACTAAAAGCTTCGAATGGTCACGGTAAGACCACCACGCGGAACGGTAAACAACAAATCTATCTTTCGGAGTATCATCTTTGTAAACAGCATATTTTTCCTTTCTGCTGCGATGCCATTTCATTCCGAAGTGGTTATTGTGTTTTCTGCTTAGGTCGGATCTACCTGAATTGCTTTCGATAATACCCTGTGCCAAAGTTATTGACACAGGAATATTGTAAAGTTCTGCTTCACGTTGAGCAGTTTTCAAAAAGCGTTTAATGTATTTTTCTACGTAAGCAGGTTTTTGTTTGACTGGTTTTCCCGATGGTGGGTTACCCGGTGTTGCAAGTTTAAATGACAGCAGTAATGCTGCGAGTGCTGTACCGATTAAGATTGCTTTCATTGGTAGTTAGTTTTCTGATTGATAGTTTTGTTCTGATGCCTGGATAAGAAGTTCTGTTTCGATATCATAGGCATTAATAAAGTCTGCGAGGGTAAGTTTTTGTTTATTGTCCATATATCTGCGGAATAAAAACTCAACTGCTGTTTCTGTTTCTTCGTTCATTTCAAGGGTTTTATTTCCGTGATGGAGTCGTTAACAAAAAAGATTTTTAAAGTGTCTGAGCCATTGAAAGGCTGCTCGGGTGCCTTGTATTCCTGCTTAAACTCGCAGCGTAATAATTGCCATACCAAGATAGCCAAAACTATTACTATTATGATATCTTTCATA